GTACATAAGTTATTATAACTTGAATTAAAAAATAAATCTATACTTTTGGTTAATAATTTTTTATTAACCACTAATTATTGACATTTTGTATAAGTATGTATATAATTTTAAAAAGTATATTTTATGCTACACCGAATAAAAGACGCCTCTGATCCGTTAGTTCAATTAATAAGAGACGATCCTGTTCGTCCCGACATACCCATATCTTTTAGATTAGGTGATAACAGTAGCATATATGTATTGCTCAGTGATGATGAATATGCGTTACCATTAGCGGTAGTATGTGTATGTCACAAGGATCAAGTTCCGAAATCCGTAGAAGAACTAATGGCAGAAAATGCATCTAATATAAATGTTGCTGTATTTTACACCATTTGGAGTTATAAGCCAGGTGCAGGGCGTAAACTTATCACCGAAGCATGTAAGTACATTCGTAGTAGCAATACGGACATCAAAAAATATGTCACATTAAGTCCGCCCACTGAAATGGCCAAGATCTTTCATCTACGCAATGGAGCACAAGTTCTCAATATAAATAATGATACTGTAAACTACAGTTATGACTAATGTGACCTAATGCTGCTCTACATTCTAGTATATTCGGAAGAATATTGTAATGAATTTGATGTACTAGATTGTGCTCGCATATACCAACAAGCGTTTGGCGGAGACATATATTTGGTAGAGTTACCAGATAAACCTAAACGCTCCAAGAAGAAAACAACATAGTTTTACCTGATTTAATAATAAATAGTCATTATAACTCAGGAAATCATAATGGCTATTCAAATTATCAATACTGGCTCAACAGCAAATGCAGGAGATGGCGATAGCCTACGGACAGCTTTTAATAAAGTTAATGCCAATTTTGCATATTTAGGTAGCTCTAGTGGTTCAGGTTCCCGAGGTTATACAGGTAGTACCGGTACACAAGGCGTTATTGGATTTACAGGTTCAAGAAGCACTGCTACTGGATATACCGGTTCAGCAAGTACGGCACGTGATGGTGGAGCCGCAAGTGGAATGGCTGCGGCTGGATTCAGACCCACATACTACAACCCAACAACTGGTGAGTTTGTCTACGCCAGCTCATAAGTTTTAATCAATAAAAAAAGTCCATGGACTTAACCATGGACTTCATTAAACTTTTTCAAAGCTAGCTGCCTAGCTAACCATAATCTAAATACTATGTGATCACTTAGATCTTCATCTTGAAGATCACATTTGTCATTATACTTTATTAAATTTGGACGACGATAAGCAACTTGGATATCTGGAAAGTCATCAAAGTCGTCATCGTCATCGTCATCTAACTCAGATAGATTACTTCTTAGCTGGTTCAACAGCCTTTGTTGTGGCCGAGGCAGCAGGTGCTTCACTTTTGACAGGCGTCACTTCTGCCTTCTTGTGATCAGCCTTTTTATGTTCAACTTTCTTTTCTACCTTTTTTGCAGGTGTTGCAGCAGCAGGTGTTGCAGCAGGTGTTGCAGTAGCAGCAGCAGGTGTTGCAGTAGCAGCAGCAGGTGCAGCAGTCTTAGCAGGTTCAGTAGCGAAAGCAGCGGTTGCTACCAAAGTAGCGATAAGAGTAGCAATTGTTTTCATTTGAAGTTTCCTTTTAAAGTTAATGAAATTTATGCTTAACATTATCAACTTTCTTACATGGTCCAGATCGTCTTTCATCACAATTAGATAATCTCCAATCATAACTAGTGGGCAAATACTGTTCCAAAAACGGTTCGATTTTATCCTCTACCGGTTTGTTGTAGTCAGGTTGTTTTTTGTCTTGCATATATATATAACGCGGCAGCAGACAGTTTAGTTGACAAGTATTTTATTAATTTTTCCCAAAGCTACATAACTATCATGCTGCTCATTTAAAGACAAGATTGATATATTGAAATACTGAAACATTTGCAAAATGAGTTGACTATCAAACACATGTTGATGTAAACAACGATTTTCAATATTTTTCAAAGAACGGTTAACAAAGTTCAAAAACGTTCCGGCAGCCGGATCCATAGGTAGATCATGTAATTTCAATATTTCTTCCAAATGGGTAAGATCCGATTCATCAACATTATTATTCAAATCTTCAAGCAAATGATTAAATGTAGTAATCGGACGATTGTGATCAAAGTTGCTTTCTTTTTTTGGTAATACTAAAAATAAAGAACCTCCGGGTTTGAGAACACGTATCCATTCTTGAATTGCTTTAAGTGGATTGGCTACATGCTCTAAATTGTGCGATGATAATACTAAGTCATAGCTATTATCCGCAATAGGATGTAGATCAGTGGCTTCACAAATATAAAGATCACCACTCTTACCTTCTCCATAATGGAATTGGCCTTGACCGACATTTTGATGTTGTTGCCAAACTGTATTAGCACTAAAATTTACACCGTCTAATGAATTAATGGATTGATAGATTTCGTGTAGTCCCCAACTAGGTCCACCGATCTCTATGGCTTTCATCCCACGGAAATATTCTTGATATGTCATATAACCTATATTTACAATGTCGATTAATGACTAACTAGAAATATGATTATTTTATACTCAATTCCTGATCATGCAAGTTACCTATTAAATGCATGAGTTTTTCTACTATTTTGCTGTTACGTAGGGTCTTGTATACCAGGTTAGGAACCCCTAGTTCTCCGGTCTGTTTTAGACCTAATTTGCGGTAATCTCGTAGCATTTTCATTACTTTTCTAGCAATTTCGAGGTCGTTTTCCTTCAGTGTGTGACCTATGACTACTGACCATATTTTGCTCATACGTAGTACTTCGTCGGTATCAATTTCTTCTGTTTGCTTTACGGGTTTAGTTTTCCAATTGTGAGTACCGATACTGTAACTTGCACTAACTGCCGGGTGATCCAAATCTTCTACATACAATTCTACAGGTATTCCGTGTATAGTAATATCATATTGTTTTTTATATAACAAACGTTTAGCATCAAACAATTCAGCCGCTTCACGATCACATCGTACTGTTTTAAAATCTATAATAATATGTAGATCCAAATCGCTATGTTTTGTATAGTAAAAACTAACTTGCCCACCAGTTATTACTAGATCACCCACTTTAATAGGAACACCGATATATTCAATAAAATCTTTGGCAATTTTTATCAAAGCATTATTGACTTCGGGTTTTAGCTTATCTCCGTTCCATATTAACGGATTAAGGGTGTCGTGTGATTCGACGCCAAGATTAAATTCTGGAAGATGCATCAAGATATTTATCAGTTAGTATATCTTAAGCAAAGCTCGTTAGCATATAGTTCCGTTTTTACAAGATTAGTTTGTTTAGACGCTAGGTCTAATAATGATAACAATGACACATCTTTTGTTGAATTAAGTTCTGCTTGTTTAGCTTGATTAATTAACATATTAATTTGTAAAGAATCATCTCTTCTTGACAACAAATCTTTACTAGCGTTATGACGTTTTGCCAATTTACTAGCAGCACATATTGCATCTCGAGCCAATAAATCATAACGAGTGGGTTTAAATTTTTGTATACCACCAATCAAGGGCGGTAATCTATCTCCTAATATTCCTCGAGATAATGCACGCCTCATAGGAGAATGCGCTATGTAAATTGATCCGTCTGGACCAACACTAGATACTGACATAGTTTCTTCTCTACCTTCAGAAAACCATCTTAATTTTCCAGTTTCTCGATCAAGCAATCCCATACCAAATTTTGTCATTATACCAGCCTTGCCCAATTTTCTACCAGCAGCAATTCCCACTAGAATACCATTAGCTGTAATAGTTACAGAACTTGCATTAAGATTATCAAATCCTGGATATACGTCGAGCGTTGCTTTCCATACTATACTTGCTGAATTACCATCATTGTGTAATTTTAATATATTTTCTCTATTCACTACATACATTTCTTTTCCGTCTGCTGCTACTGCAATAGATGCTAACACTTGCGTACCAACATTAATGCGCCACACTTCTTTAAGATTTGAATCAAGAGCAATAACATTACCTGCATCATCTGATATTAATATTAATTTACTGTCAGCAGAGATAGTGGGAGTTGCACCTGATCCACCTGAAAAATAAAAATGATCAGTAATTTCTAAAGTATTTTCTTTAGTAAGATGCAATCGATATATAGCACCATTATTTGATATGCCATCAATATTGCCATCATCCTCGTCCGGAGCAGTAGCAGCAATAATGATACTATCATCCTTGGGATCTACCGCAAAATAATTAGCAACTTTTATATTGTTTCCAAATATTACATCTATGATCGTATCAAATAAATTGTCAATTTTAAATTGTTTTAATAATTCTTCATTTGCACGTTTAGATAAAAATTTAGGAATACGTAATTCTGTTTTAGCAGCAGGAGATCCAGGTAATTGGAAAGAAGTTATTAAAGATTTTCCAGTACGTCTATCTAATAGAATAACACTCCCGTTCATACTTACTGTAACTAATGCATCTGCATTAGGTAGATAATTCATTCCCCACATGTGAATATGCCAAGTTGGTTCATTAGTAGGCACTCCTATATTAGTAGGTACGCTCCATATTATACTTCCATCAGTACGTAATGCCATGGCAGTAGTATATGTACTATGATATACTATCTGTTGACCTGGATGGGACGGATCATTTAAAATTAATGGAGCACCGCTACCGAATCCTTTGCCTGAAATAGCCCACCGACGTTTTCCTGTCGTTCTATCTAACGATACAAGTGATACATCCTCAGTGGTAGTGGTTGGTGTAAAATATAAATTACCAGCATTATCAAATGTCGGGCCTTCGGCAATATATGCATCGGTTTCTGAAATCCAATCTGGTTCAAATGTGGGAGCAATTACTGTCCATACTTCGTCACTATTTGAAGTAGATACATGCATGGTATGGAATGCATCAGGCAAGGGTATTATAGATGAGATTTGCAATGATGCACTACGATTCCCAGTCGGAGCCCACTGGGATACTTCTGGGACCGTAAATTCTCGAGCAATAGGAGTTGCTACTAACCAGGTCCAAAATGTAAAACAACAAATTATAATTATCAGTAGAATTTTAAGAAAACGCATATTAAGTATGTATATAACCAGATATTTATCATGCATATTTAATTTGAAATAACTATTAGTTAAATATAACTATGATTGAACAAAACTATCAGGGGTATCTGCTTGCATCTCATCCTAAACGGATAGATCCGTACCTTCGAAGAAGCACAGTATTAATCATGGAACACGGTACAGCAGGTGCTATCGGGTTGCAGATTAACAAAAACTATAGTAATCTTACCCTAAAAAGTGTAATGGAAAACATAGGGCTGTCCTTGCCAAATTCGCAAGACTATCCATTGTATAACGGCGGCCCTATACATACAAATAGGATTCATGTAGTACATACACTTGATTGGTACAGCCCCACAACTGTTAAATTAAATGATAAAATTGGTGTTAGTAAAGACATAAGCATACTAACTGCACTAGCTAAAGACGACGGCCCTGAACATTTTAGGACCATAGCAGGTTATACTAAATGGTTACCAGGACACCTAGATGGTGAGATTATAGGAGAAGATCCTTGGTCCATTAATCATACGTGGACATTTATACCATCGGATATTAACACATTATTCGGTCTTGACGATATTGATCAATGGCACCGAGTAATTTCAGAAAGTGGGAGATTACAAGTCTCCCACTGGTTTTAATCACGCTCGCTATTTAAACCAGCAAGTATAGTTCTAATATCCCCTACCTTAGAACCCTTGTTAAATTTGTTAATACCTATTCCTTGGGTAGGATCAACATCTGTAATTTCTCCAGTTTCTGGATCAGTAGTAGTTGATACTGTGCTAGTTCTCTTTAACCCATTATATATACTATTTGATTTATTGCTTTGTTGACTCAGGCTTGATTCTTGTTCATCTTCTCCCAGGTCAGTAATACGTAGTGTTTCTAGATTAAATTCTAATTCAACTTTTTGTCCAACCCCAGAACTTGAACGTGTCTTCATAAACTGAATTTGATAACGTCCACGTTCCTTCATTGCTCTACTCGTAAAGATACCGATTACATTATCCGCGGTCATAATCTTACTCAATCCGCCCGAGATATGGCTGTGATCAAACTCAATTTCTTCAACTGCACTACGATTTAACTGACTAGCAGTTACAGTAATACATTGTGTTTCCATGGCTAAGTTTCTAATCTCTTCTGATACATACTTGTCTTTAACAAACAAATCACTTGGACTAACTTTAACACTTAGTGGCATCATCAAATCTAAATAGTCAATAAGAAGTACATCAGGTTTACATCCTTTTTTTACTTGATACTCTTTTAAATAAGCACGAATGTCATTGCAATTCTTACCCGATGGCATATACTTAACTTGTAAATGACCCGATCTCTTACCAAGAACTTTAACTTTTAATTCTACATCATCGATATTTTTAAATATTTCTCTAGTACCAATTCCTGTAGTCATGGAATCTAAACGCATTGCAACTAAACCTTCACTCAACTCAAATGTCAGATATAAAACATTTAGTCCTGCTAATGCCCAGTTCACACCCAAGTTTGCTAAGAATAAACTCTTGCCGCCGCCCGATCCTGCACAGAATATATTCAACTCGCCTCTATTAAATCCACCATA